TCGTTTAGAGTATGTTTGTATTTAATTTTTTTAGATAATTGCAACTTCAATAACTTTTGCACCTTCAGACATATCTTGTGTCAAAGATTTTGCAAAAACTGAACCTGCTGTAGTTAGATTTCCACCTACACTTTTTGCATGACCCGGAGTATCAGAAGTAACTAATAAGTCGCCTTTTGCTACTGGTCCAACGATTTTACACGGTACTCTACCACGTAAAGCCAAGTATGGGTGTGTTTTATCATCACCTGCTGATGAATTTAGTTTTAATCCCGGATCTGTAGATATAACACCTGCTACTCTATAATCTGCATCTACATCCGTTGTTGTGATTTCTTTATCCCCACCAAATATAACTACTGTTCCTGGTTCGTATTCTGAATCTGCTTCATATCTTTCAGCCAAATCAGCGTATGTTGCCTCTACTGTATGACCATATATTGTTTTCCATTGAAAATTTGAAGAACCTATATCATACGTATTATCTTGTGATGGAAACAATCCAGTTGTCATATTAGTTAATATTTGACCAACTCTATTTGGTGTATGATAAAGATTTGTTGAACCTTCAGATAAATTATCAGTTGTTGCTGTTAATATATCACCAGTTATTTTTACATTACCATTTTCTTTGATGCTGAAAATAGAATTTGTTTCATTTATACTCATTGTATCTGGATTTTTATCTGCATAAAAACCAAAATATCCACTTGTAGAACTATTATTACTATCTACAAAGAAGTTCATATTCGATTCTGCACTTAAAGCCATACCTTCCGTGCCATCAGTTGCTAAATCATAATTTATTCTGATAAAATTATCATTTTCTTGTGTACAAAATTTAAAATTATTTGTATCTAAATCTCCGCCTAATGTAGGACTTGCATCTTCGACTATGTTGACAAGATACCCTGCATCATTTAAGAAAGAACCAACATTTGTTGGAACACTTGAACCTGCTGATCCGCCAGTTGAACCTGATATAACATTTGCATCTGTTAATAAACCAAAGTCTGTTGGTGCGTCATAACTGATAACACCAGTTGTATTATCATAACCTATTTCATTTCCTGTTACAGAAATTGCCTGTCTTGCGTCTGCATCTGTATAATATTGTCCTGAAAACGAAATTATACCAGTTGCTGGATCGTATGTAAGACTTGAATTTGAAGCTATAGATATAGCCTGTCTTGCACGGTCTTCTGTAAAATATTGATTAGTAGTCCCTTCTGATAGATTATCAGTTGTAGCTGTTAATATATCACCCGTAATTGTAACATCTGTAAATGTCGCTTGTGCTGATGTAGTTGCACCAATGACTGTCCCATCAATGTTGCCTCCATTGATATCTACAGAACCGTCACCAGTAACGTCTATAATTTTAATACCATTCTCTGAATCAACATCACCCACTAAAGCACCAGTTAAAGTAATATCAGTACCTGCTATTGCTCCAGTTGATAAGTCTCCACCAAATGTAGACCAATTTCCTGATGTTTCAACCCAACCAAATTTTTTATTATCGTCTGTGCCTCTGTTTATTTCGATACCTACATCTTCTGATGCCGCACCTGTAAGGTCTCCGTTTAATAACATAAACGGGTCTGCAACTGAAACTGTTTCTGAATTAACTGTGGTTGTTGAACCTTGTACTACAAGGTTGCCTGCGATTTCGACTGTGCCACTTCTTGTTTCTAAAATAGCGTTGTCTGTTGGACCACTATCAAGAAATACTTTTGCACCTTTTAAGAATAGTCTGTCACCAAATTTGATTTGTTCTGCCATCGTGTTTCTCTCTCAAAGATTGATTTATTAATAGTATTTATCAGTTTTAGAGGAAATGGGCAAATAAAAAAACCCGGGATTGCTCCCGGGTTTTAATATATCTAAAGTATAATCTAAGATTATACGAAAGCTAGATTGCTAACTGCGATTTTAGATACGTAGTCAGCCGCGTTACCTAGTGATGACGCTGTGTTTGTTAGTTCAACATAACCATAACGTGTCATGAATGAAACTACTGGCTCAAAAGAAGCCGGATCAACAACAACACCTGATGACATTAGCGGTACGTACGGACAATAGAATGCCGCCGCATCGATTTCGCCTGCACCTTTGTAACCAAGTAATACATCATCGTTTGCCGCATATGTGTTAACATATACACGCATTGTACCGTTTAGTGTACCTACGAATTTAGTGTTAGTTGGTGCTTCAAAAGTACCTTCAGTTGTTCTAGCGAATGCTGATGTTGTAGCAGACTGTAGAACTGTTAATGCTGATGGTGAAAGCACAGCCCAGTTAGCCGCGCCTCTACGAGTACGCTGTGCTACTAGGTTAGCTTGTTGGTTGATTAATGTCGCAAGAACGGCATGTCTGTCACCGATGAATGTTGGTTGACCAGTGAAAGTTGCGTTCATGTCATATGTACCACCTGTTGTTGCAAGTGCAGATAGTGAGCCTAAGATTTCTTGGTCGATTTCAGCAGTGATTTCCATTGCTAGAGCCGCCATGATTTCAGCTTCAATATCTAAACCGTGCATTGAGTTAGCGTCCTGTGCCGCTTCAAAAGTCCAACGTGCAGATAGCTTTCTTGTTTTAGCTTCTACAGTCTGTTTTAGGACTTGAATTGACATTTTAGAACCTGGCTCACCTTCTAGTGATGCAGTTGCCGCCGGAGCCGCTGATGCGTCACCTGAGTATGCGTTAGCAATTTCAAATGGTGATAATGCTTCGTCACCAGCTGATACGCCAGCTTTTGCTTCTGCGTAACGTACTCTTAGAGTGTGAATTTGGCCTACTGGACCTGTCATTGGTTGTACACCGATGATTTCGTTTGCGATTACTGTTGGCATTACACGACGGATAACTGGTAGGATCACTTTGTTTAGTGTTGCGATGTTACCAGCCTGTGTTGCACCAGCAGTTGCACTTTCGTTAAGTGCTACTTTAGTGTTTTCTAAAACTGCGTTCATTGTGTCACGCTTTGTGCCTTCTAGGCCTTCTAATAAAGCGTCACGTGTTGAATCCCAGTTATTTCCTTCGAAAAGATTTTCCATCTTTTTATCTCCTGATAATTATCCTGGTTTATTTCAATCCAGCTAATTTCTTAAGCTGAATTATTTCGGCATCGCTACCTGACGACTGTGATTCTTCCGTTACTACCTCACGGTCACCAGTATGTTCAGTCACTTTGCCTTCGGTTAATGTTTGTGTTTCTTCTTTAGTTGAAACGTTTTTCTCATCTAATACTGCCGGTAGATACTTCTTGAAAGCAGATTTTAGATTTGAAGTTTTTACTGATTCTAGAAGTTCTGACATAACTTCACGCTTTTCTTTGCCTAACGGTGCTAGTAGACCTGACATAACCTCTTTACGGTTCATCTTGTCTTCTAGAATACGTTGTGCCTTCTTAGCGCCTTCAATGTCAGCTTCTTTGTCAGCGATTACTTTTTCAAGTTCTTCAACCTTAGTAGCTGATTCGTTTAGTTTCTTGTTCATTTTAGCAACTTCTGTGCCTTCATTTAAATGTGAAGTCATGAATTCGCCTGAGAACGCTTCGAATACCTTACGACCAAATTCGTTTTCTTTAGCCGCTTGAATATCTTCTTTTAACGCTTTCATTTCTGAACGTAGAGAATTTTTAATTGTATTCTCTACTAATTCCGCTGAACGTTTGATAAAGTTCTCTTTAGTTTTACCTAGGATCTCTTTACCTTCTGCTACTAAACGTACTTTAGTGTTAACTAATTCACGTTTATCATTATGGAACTCAGCTAGTTCACGTGATAATTGCTTAACAACGAATTTCTTGGTTTGTTCAAGATTTTCGTTAACTTTCGCTCTATCACTTCTAAGTTCCTTAACTTCGGTCGCCAAACGAGAAGTAATGAATTTTTCAAGGAGTTTTGCATGTTCAGAAATTGCTTTCTTATATGCAACTCGTTCTGCGATAAGAGCCTCACGGTCTGTTTTGAACTCTTCCATTTCAGCTTTAATTGAATTGTTTAGCATGTTGTCCATTGCTTCAACAATTACTGATTTGTCGTGTTCAAACTTCTGTGCGAACTCCTCACGCAACTCGGCTGTAATCTCCTCTCTTGCTTCGTCTAATTTTTTATCTAGAGCCTCTTTAATTTGTGAACTAGCCTCTTCGGATAGTACACCAGTCTCTAGAAGATTTGCAAGGATTTCTGTTGCCATTGTTGCTTCTCCTGTTAAAGTTTAAGTTCTTTAATAAACTTAATTATTTGTTCTGACAAGTACTTTTGAGCGACCTTGTCTGTTTGTACATTTTGTGCTAGTTGCCAAGTTTGGTAACCACCACGCATGTTCATTAAACCTTCGTAGATTGCCTTAGGGTAGGCTTCGGGAGCACTTGGTTGTGCTACGATGTCTACAGTGACAATCTCAAAATTGCTTACCTCACCGCTTGGGTTAACTTCACCAGAACCACGAGATGAGACACCTAGTGTAGCGCCTGACTCGATTAGTGTTCTGATAATGTTGCCCATTGGAGTCGGTACAATTTTAAGTTTACCATAACCATTAGGTCCATCCATCCACATAGATTCAATAATATGCGAAACTCGGTCAACGTTTACTGTTAGTTCTGGCGGATGGTCACATTCACCTAGTACAGGAAAACCTTGGTCGATTTTCTCTTGTACAGATTCAACTGCTTTCGCAATTTCTCTGACCGGATAAACACGTTGGTTAGCATTTTTAACGTTACCTTGAACGAAAATACCTTCCATAAACATGTTCTTTGCTCCGTCATCACCTTCAACGATACGAGACTTTACTCCCGCTTGTTTATGTGATAGCCTTTCTATAAGAACGGTCATTGGTTATCTCCAAAAGTATTTCTTAAGATGAAACTGACTTAGTGTTAGCCCCATCGTCACCTTCAGAAGCCTTTTCAGCCTTCATTGCAGGTGCTTTACTGTTTCCTGATACGTTTACATTTTTTGTATTCATATCTTTTGGTGCTTCACCTTTACCACCCGCTGTGTTACCATCGTGTGTTTTTACTGGTGCCGCATTTGAATCGTCGCCTGGACGCTTTGGATTAGCATTTACAGTAGATGCTACGCTGTCACCGTTGTCGCCTGCTTTTGCAGTAACTGGTGTTTTGTATTCATCTAATTTTGCTTCATCTTCTGCATCGTCTTCTGATTCGTCTAAGTCAAGTTCTAGTTCATCTTCTGAACCTTCTTCTACTTTATCTTCTGTAGCTTCTTCTGATGATTCTTCTACTTCTGATGTTTCTTCGATTGCTGGTTCTACTGATTCCATTTCTTCCTCGGCCTCTTCATCGGCTTCGTCTTCCATGTCATCTTTTTCACCTGACATAATTTTTTCGAACTCTGCTTCTAGATCCGCTAGATTTGACTCTAGGTCATCTACACGATCCTCTAAATCTTCTTCCGGAGCTTCTGCGTCACCCATTTCTAGGTCGTCAACTGCTTCGTCTTCTGATTTTTCGTCTTCGTCATAGAATTCTTCATTCTCAATCTCTGCTTCGTCTGACTCAATTTCACTTGTTTCAGGCGCTTCGATTGATGCTTCCTCAACGGTTTCGTCCTCAGACTCGTCAATATCTTCCAAATCTTCTTCTACAACTTCGTCACTTTCGTTTAGAAGTTCTTCATGGATTCTACGGGCCTCAGCTACGATGAAGTCATGCAACATGGCTTCCGCCGCTTCACGCTCCTCGTTGATAAGAAGTTCTAGTACGTTTTCTAGTGTACTTCTTGACATAATTAGTCTCCTTATCTAAAACGCCACAATTCGTGGCTAATAAGCCACAAAGTTATGAATGTGGCAATGTTGTAGAAACACTTCTATTTGTTTCACATGTATTTATAGAGGTTTTTGGGGTTTGTTAAGGAAATGTAACAAAACGGCTACTTTTTAAGCCATTTCGGATCATAAGTTATTTAGAACGGTACTTATGTATTTTATATACGCAGTTTAATGTAAGAAATTTAACGCTTTTTAGATGAAATATTATAGTTCAGGCTGTTCAGAACCCTTAGAAGCACCGTATTGTTGCTTTAGTTGAGACTTTTTCTCATCATTTCTAAGTTTTCTGTATGCTCTAATCTTTCTCAAATCATTAAGGTGCGAAAGAGTTAGACGTTGCTTTCTAGTATCGTCTAATTCTATACTGTTGTGCTTATCTCTGTCAGGAGAATAGTTTTCCTTAATATCTGAATATTTCATTTGTATTAGTCTTTA